AAATTTAATTTACCGATACCTGTGCAAGCTCAACCCGTTAAGTTCCATTGATCAACTAAAAGCGGTCCTAACGGTCCAGCTCTTCAAACTGCTCTGGTAGATTATAAATATCTACCAGATAAGCTTAAAGAGTCAATTATTAAGCTAGAACCCACTCTTAAAATACCTTTCGATATTTTAAGCAAGTGGGAATCTAGCCCTATAATTGACCTAATAAATAAAGTATCTAAAGTAAAACCTTCACATATGAAGGGATTAATTAGAAGATTATCTATTAGAAAGGACCGAGAGGCAAAGAGTAGAGTATTCGCGATCCTTGATTATTGGTCACAGAACTCACTTAAGAAGCTTCATGACCAATTATTCCAGGTCTTGAAGTCTCTTAAATGTGACTGTACCTTTAACCAAGGTCACGGTCTCACTCTTAAAGCTCCTAACAATCATCGGTATCACAGTCTTGACTTATCAAATGCAACTGATCGTTTTCCTATATCACTACAGGTAAAACTATTAGAAGCTTTGATAGGACAAGACCGATCCGCCGCTTGATATGACATAATGGTTGGTTATCCCTATAAGACTCCAGAGGGTGAACATATTTATTACAAATGTGGTCAACCTATGGGGGCTCATAGTTCATGACCAACCTTTACACTATGTCATCATCTAGTAGTCCATTATTGCGCAAGTCTACATGGGTTTAAACCATTAGAATTTGAGCATTATAGGCTATTAGGTGATGATATAGTTATATGTCATGATCAAGTAGCTGAAGAGTATGAGAAATTTATGACTCAAATCCTCGGAGTAGACATCTCTCAAACTAAATCACACGTATCAGAAGATACGTTTGAGTTAGCTAAGAGATGACTATATCGAGGAGTTGAAGTCACACCTTTCCCAGTTGTCGGTTTTCATGAATTCTACGGTAAGTTTCATCTTATCGCAGAGTTATGAAGACAGACCCTAGAAAGAGGTTTCGAATACCTTCAGTGAGTCGGAAATACCCGATCATTGGTGCCATTGCTTGAGGCCTTAGGTTACTCTGGTAGAAGACTCTCCAGAGAGCTAAGACTTATTCAAGCTCAGTCTATCTTGACAAAATTTTCATTGTCGGATGAGG